TTATTGCATGGTAAGAGTATCCTTAATCCGAAGTATGACCCTTATGCTCTTGTGAAATTGTTGGACTTGTACACTTATCATGCTGCTTGTGTAGAAGCAGTAGCGGTGGATAGTACTGGTATTGATTATACTTTGAAACCAGTTGAAGGTGTGGAACCAGTCGAAGCAGAAAAGAATAGATTGGAAGAAGTCCTAAACAACAGTACACCATCAATCAATACACAATTACAGCGTATGGTGTATGATAGGAGGAGTATTGGTTATGGTGCATTAGAGGTTATAAGGGAAACCACTAGCAAATCCGATATTAAACGATTAAAACATATACCAGCACACACACTCCGCAGACACACCGACCAAAAAAGAGTATTACACATTACTCCTGGTGGCAAAAGAGTATGGTTCGTAATCTATGGCAAAAACTATAATGACCAAGGCGAACTATGCGATGTTGATGCTGATACTGGAGAATGGAAACCTTATAATACATTAGCACCTCATCAAAGAGCTAATGAATTATTATGGAGTATGGAATATGCACCAGGCACCGATTACTATGGTAGACCACCAATCATAAGTTGCCTAAGCAGTATCAAAGGAGACATATCAGCGGTAAGGTACAATAACAGTTTCTTCGAGAATTATGGAATGCCTAAATTCGCAATCACTGTAACTGGTGACTTCGCAGATTATGATGTAGATCCAACTGATGAAGATTATGATTACACTCAGACTTTAAGGTATAAGATTGGTCAGCAGATTAGGGAAGTTATTAAGAATCCACACTCCGCTATTTGTATCACTATACCAAGTGAAGGTGAAGAAGGTAATGTTGACTTAAAGATAACCCCACTCTCAGTACAAACCGAAGAAGGTCACTTCAGAATGTATCGTAAGGATACACGTGATGAAGTGTTGCATGCTCACCATGTAGACCCATCAAGGTTAGGTATTTATGATGCTGGTAGTTTGAATGGTGGTAACAGTGATAATACAATGGCTTCCTATAAGTATGGTACAGTTGCACCTATCAAATCCGAATGCGAATCATTAATCAACCTTATCGCTAAGGAATTGGAAGTAACTAGTTGGAGGTTCTGTATTGAGGATGTGGCACCTATTGATTATACTAAGGATTTGGCTTTAGCAGAATTCTTATTCGCAAGGGGTGCTATGACTATTAAGGACCTTATAGATAATTTCGGTTCCAAATTCGGATTGGATATTGAAGATGAAGCTGATGATTATTATTTGAATGCAAGGTACTTGAATGGTCAGCCATTGGAGTTATTATGGAATCAATCTGAATCTAATCCTTACCTTGAAGTGGATAGCATATTGGCAAGTTTGGAAGGTAACTTAAATGAAAGCATTGAAGGCGAAGAAGCAGATATTGAGAAGCAAGATTAGTAATGCTCGTAGCCAAAACAATGAAAGACAATTAGAACAAGCATTACAAAGATACTTCAAAGCTTTGGAGAAACAAGTGCAACGTAACCTAAAATCTTATTGGCAAGATAACCTAGTCCTCGGACAAGTTGACCTTATCACCGAACCAATACGTAACCATGAAGAATATTATAGAATACTTGAAAAATACTTGAGACGTGAATATAAACTAGGGACAAAAGAAGCTGAAAGATTAGTCCTTGGATTAAATAAGAATCGTGTAGCAAATAAGAGTATCATTACACCAGAAGCAATTGAATCTTCACCAGTTCTTTCAAGGATTTATGATTTGTTCGGCACATTAACTGGTGCTGAAGATGACCTATTAAATACTGTGTTCATTGCTAGTCAAGCCACACTTGTACGTGTAGATAATCAAATCAAACAAATAATTCTTGATGGTTACAAGAGTGGAGAGGGAATCAATTATGTAGCGAATATGTTACAGAAACGATTCCAACAATTAGAGACTTGGGAAGCCAAGCGGATAGCAAGGACAGAGATACATAATGCTCACAATAGAGCAGTGATGGACACTTATAATGAATATGATGTTGAGTACACTATGTGGATAAGTGCACATGATGACCGTGTCCGTGGATTAAAGAAACATGATAAGGCAGACCATGTAATCCTTGATGGTGAAATAATAAGATTAGGTGATACTTATAGTAATGGTTTGAAGTATCCTGGTGATACTGATGGTCCCATCGAGGAATGGATTAATTGCCGTTGCAGTAATGCACCTTATGTATTGCCTTATGGTTATACTGCACCACCACAACAACAATTCCATGAATCAGACATTATAAAGATTAGATGATAATTATGAAATTCATAAAACATAATGATGATGGTACAATCCTATTAACCGCCCCAGTCCTAATACCCTATGCAAAAGATTGTGATTACAAGAATGGGGAAACACCATTAAACCCAACACAAATCCAAGCCTTCAAAAACAGTTATGACAAGTATGGATTCGTAGACCATGAGCATGGTTTAACAAAGGACGGTCGCAAGATAGGAACACCATCACAATCAATTATTTTAGATCAAGATACTACATTCACAACAATCAATGGAGAAACCACTTACCCAAGGGGTACATGGTTATTAACTACACACATTACCGATGATGAAGCAATTTCGGAGGCAATACATGGTTACTATACAGGATACTCACCAAGCATACTACCACAAGAGTCTGCTGATAAGTATTTGGCAGCATTAAAGAGTGGACATGGTGATGATTGTGCCTGTAAGAACCAAATAAGTAGTATGGGCAATTCCTTGATTAAGGATGTGCCTAATCCAGTAGTATTAAGTGTGAGCTTGACAAAGCAACCTTGCTTGCACGAAAGTAAATTTTGCGAGTTAGATATTATGGAAAATGATGAGATTAGTTTAAAATCTAAGATTCTTACTGCTATGGGTATGAGTGAAGAAGCAGAAGTCATTGCTCTTAAATCTCAAGTCTCTACTCTTGAGGCTAAGATTGAGGAGATGAAGACTGGTTTTGATGAAGCATTAAAATCCATGCAAGAAGAATTTAAACAAACTTTAACCGAAGCACTTACTCCAGTAGATGAAACAGTTGAGGTTGCTGAGAAAGCAGAAGAAGATGAGGCTGAACCTACTGAGGAATTTGCTGAAGAAGAAGTTGAAGAAGAAGTTGAAGAAAAAGAAGAAGAAGTGGAAGAAGAAGCGGAGGAAGAACCAGTAGCAGAGAAAGGAGAATCCAAAGCAGAACCAGTCCACGATAACATCGCTGAGAAAGCAACCAAACCTATTAATATTTATGAAGCATTGGGTAGAAACCCTGATGGTACAAGAAAATTATAAAAGGAGTATTGATGAGTATGAATAATCAACACATATTATCTCAATTAGTGAATGATAATGAGATTGAAGTATTTAAAAGCATGAGAACTGATATGGCTACTGCTAAAGCATTATTGAATGATGAACAATTCAACACATTCATGAGAGCAGCAACCATCAATCAAAGTATCCTCCAAGATGCAAGTTTCCGTAGAATGAATGCAATGAACCAAGTAGTATCCTCCACTAACATTGTTGGCAGAGTATTACAAAACGGTTACGACAGTAATGGTGACACTGAAGACCAATTAACCGCTGCTACCATTGGTTTCGGTAAAGCAGAACTTAATTCCACTAAACTTAAAGCATTAACTTCTATTTTAGATGATGATAAGGAAGACAACATTGAAAGAGAACAATTCGAACAAACCCTCTTAACCATGATGGGTGAAGCAGTAGGTAGAGACCTTGAAGCAATTTGCGTATTCGGTAACGATGCATACACCAGTGGCGGAAGTGCAGATCCATTATTCAGTACCTTCGACGGTTGGTTAGAACAAGGTAAATCCTACCAAGTAAAATCTGATGGTGCAAAAGGCTCAGGTACTAAAGACTTTGACCTTGCAGATGGTATCGATGCAATGTTCGATTCAATGATTGGTAAATTACCAGTACCATACCGTGCAGCAGGATTAATGAATCGTTTAAGCTTTTATGTACCATGGGAAGTATACGATGCATACCAAAACCTCCTCGCTTCTCGTGTAGATGCATTAGGTGATGCTAACTTAACTGGTAGACCAAACCTCACCTACAAGAACATTCCAGTGAAATATGCACCAGTACTTGATGCAGCTGATGGTAGAACCGTATTCGGAAACGTACCAAGTATTTTAACCGTACCTGAGTTCGTATGGTATGGTGTCTATAAAGACTTATCTGTAGAACCTAACCGTATTGTTGCAGAAGAAAAGACTGAATATTACTATCGTATCAGATGTGCAGCTTCCTTACAATGGAATGATGCATTTATCACTGGTGTTATGACTCCAGCAGAAGCTGCAGCAGTTCAAGCGGATAATAAAGTATAAGGGTATATATTCCCTTGTACTAAATCCTTTTTTTAGGAGTGTGAGTAGATGGGTAAAGAATTAGACTTTTTACCATGGGAGGAGTTGCCTCTTGAGGTGAAAAGGAATAAGAAGCATATGTATGAGTATCTTGTAAGTGTCCTTAACGATTCAGAATCAGATAATGATGATGTTGATGATTAAGGACACTATTTTTTTTAGGTGGTGATTATTTTTGTGGATTAGTAGTGATGATGTTATCCATTTTCATGGTTTGAAACCACAACACCTTAATCTTGAGAAGACGGATACTAGTAAATTGGAGGAAATCCTTACTGGATGGATTTGGCAGAGCCAATCATTGATTTTAACTTATTGCCATATCCAGACTATTAATGATGCTGATGTTTCAGAGGCGATGAGGAATGTTTGTCTAAGATTAACCAGCAATATGGTTAGTCTCGCTATACAGAAACGTGACAATCCAATAATCAAGGTTAACGATTGGACTATACAAGGATTAAGTAGTGATATTTTCACTGATGACCTTAAAGCAGACCTTGCACCATTCGTAAAGGACAGTAGTAACGAACCAAATGCTATTGGTGTATATGCTATAACTGGTGAGGACTTATGGTAAAGATAAGCATAGACCTCGACAATGAAAACATACACAACCTAGCAGACAAATCCACTACTATCAGAAAAAGCGTACTATCCGATGCAACACAAGACATGGTAAGATTCCTTATGCAAAACTCACCAGTGGATCATGGTTTGTTAAAGTCATGGTTCATTGAGTATATGACTGATGAGGAGTCAAGTATCAAGTCACCA